CGACCAGGAATATTCGACGACGTTGCTGGGGGACTCCGAAATATTGAGCATTAAGCACTCGCCAAAATCCCACATACCCGCAGTCCGCAAGGGCCCGGATGACTGTTTCAAAGTCTTGGCTATCGTTGACAGCGAGCAGGTTAACGACGTTCTCAAGGACCACCCAGCGAGGTTGAGTTTCTTTGAGGATTCGTATGACTTCCCAGAATAGGCCGCTGCGTTCGCCGCGTAGTCCGCGGGTGGCTCGGTTGTGTTCTCGGGCGCCGGCAATGCTGATGTCCTGGCAGGGGAAGCCGGCGGTAATGACATCGACGGGGGACAGATTGTGGGCGCCGCACTGGCGCACGTCTTCGTATTGGCGTGCATGGGGAAATCGATCGGCAAGCACAGCCCGGTTAACCGGGTTGAGTTCAACTTGCCAGGCGCTGCGGTAACCGGCGTTTTCAAATCCGACATCAAAGCCTCCTATGCCTGCGAACAGGCTGCCAATGGTGGGTTGCTGCATTCATGAACTCGTTGTTCTGGATGCTCGCGGCACGCTGGGGGGAGGCTCTGGGCCTTCAGGTAATTAAGTGTCCGGCAACGCGGGCACTTGATTTGTAATTCAAGGAAGCCGCTGGCGGCGGCGAGTTTGCGGCTGCACTGGCCGCAACGTATGTCCTGCATGAAAATCGTCCTTGATGGGGGATAAGTCAGCCGTTAGCGGTTAGCGGTATCGCCAACCGGGCTCATGTTTTTTCTGCCTGCATCCGCTTCCACTCCCGATCCATCGCCCGCTTTGCCGCTTTCTCAGTGGAGTACAACCACCGCAACCGCTTCGGTTTGCTCTGATCCCCAGCCGTCACGGTCTTCTCCTTTCCGGTCTTCTTGTCGCGGTAGTGGGCAACGATGCCGGTGAAGTCATCCTTGTTCTCTTCGGCCAAATCCTCGACGGTGTCTTCCGGCAGTTTGCTCTCCAGCTCCAGGCTGACGGTGTAACCGTTGTCCGCGCTGAGGGTGTGCTGCACGTTCCCGCCGTACCAGATGATTGCGTCGATCTCTTCCTTCACGCCCTGGAGCGTGTAAGTCAGTTCGGGAATCAGGTCTGGTCGCCCCAGTGCCAGCGTGTAACTGAGGGTGGCGCTGCCGCGTTGCAGGCGATTGAACTCGGCCCGGGCAGCACGCAAGGCTGATTGCCGATCGCTGTAGGTGTGGCGCAAGTCTTTGAGGGTTTCGCCGCCGCCGGCAATGGCTTCCTGTTTCTTGGCGCTGTTCACGTCATAGAAGTAGGCGCGCACGCCGTCATAGCTGTAGCGGTCGGCTTGCAGGTAGCGGTGCTGGTCACCGTCGGCGCGGGTGAGGGTGATATGCGGCAGTTCGGCGCCGCTGGCGGCCTTGCCGCCGCCCGCTGGGAGGCACAGCAGGCAACCGGCCTTGATGGTAACCACCGCATCGAACTCTTCACCGATGCGGCTGATGAGGTTGGCGTCGGACTCGTTGGCCTGGTCGAGCTGCAGGATGGGCAAGCCATCGAGGGAGCCGGCGATGGTCGCGGTCAGACCATTGCCCAGAGCGACGTCACCCAGTACGTCGCCGAGGGTGGTGTTGCTCCAGCTGCGTTCGCGTTTGGTTTTCAGGCTTTTGCGCAGGTCAGCCGATCGGGCGCGGATGCTCAGCACGTCGGGCGCGCCGCTGTGTTCGGTTTCATCGACGGTGTAGGTGCCCTTATCGACCAGGCCGGTGTCGCTCCAGCCGAGCCAAAGTCGAAAGATCGCGCCTGTGGGCGGGATGGCCAGCAGGCCGTCATGGTCGCTGAGGGTGAGGCTCAACTGATCGGCTTCGATGCCGCGGTTATCGGTCAGCTCCAGGCTCATCAGTCGCGGGCTGATCAGTTTGGCAATGTCGTTGCCGTCCACCGTGATGCGAAACGCCGGTACCGGGTAGCCGGCTTCGCGGCGGTAGCGTTCGACGGCGTCATCCAGAAAACCGGTAACGCGAGAAATGGAGGTATCGATCACAGCAACGACCTCATGATGCTTATGCCTGCGCGAGTGCCGGCGCCGATTAGATCGATCCGGTCGTCATCGATGCGCTTGAGGGTGAGAGTGAATTCGATGCGGCGCGGTGTGCCGTCGCGGAAGAAAAACGTCTTGGTCTCGCTCAGGCTTTCGATGGCCCATAAGCCGTAAATCCGACCGCTGCCCTCGACCATGGGCCAGGCCTTGCCGGTGTTGGCCATCAGGCGCAGCGCGTCGAGGCTGAGGGCGCTGCCGGCCAGTTCCGGCAGGATGACACCGGGCAGGGTGATTGCGTCTTCACCGCGGCCAACAAACTGCCGCGCGGGTGCCGCGCCTATACGGCTGTTGCTGGTGTGGCGCCAATCGGTCTGGCGTTGCAGTTCCTGGTAGGCGGCGGTGGAGAGGCTGAAGACGAACATGCCCAGGGCAAGCATCATGGGGATTACTCCAGGTCGGCGAGTCGGCTGCGCCGGCGAGCGCCTTTCTCACGTTCAATACGGGCCAGTTCGGCGCGTATGGCGCGGGCGACGGCTTGCGGGTCCATGCCGGGCGTTGCAGGGATGTGGATCTCGTAGGTGTCGTGGCTGTCGTAGGCCGGCGCCGAGGTAGGTTTGAGGGGCGCACGGTCATCAATGGCGAAGGAGGGCATGGACATCGAGCCGAACGCCAATGCTCCCGGAGCCCACTGCTTGCCGAAGTTGACGATGGCCGGCAGCAACCCACCACCTATGGCCCCCGCAATCGGACGTTGTTCGAACAGAGGTCCCCGTGCAGCTACGTGGGCTTCCTTGGCCTGTTCGACAGACGCAGGTCCAGTGAACACGGTAGCGTCAAACGCAGGCCGTGGAATTGCCGGGGCGGCGAGCGCAAACGCGCCGGCCTTGGTGATTTGCTTGCTGATCTGGTTGATGGCCTGAAGCGGGCTTTTCTCCCCATCTTCCAGGCCTTGCGCCAAGCCGGCCATGGTGAAGCCCCCCAGCTCGGCGAACACCCGCGAAGGGCTGTGAATGCCGAGCTTTTCCTTGAACCAGCCAATGGTTGCGTCGCTGATATCGCCCATGACGTTCTTGAGCTTGCCGAAGCTTGCTTTGAGCCCGTTCACCAAGCCGTCGATGAGCATGCCGCCGAACTCGGTAAAGCGGCTGGGCAGGTCGATGCCCAAGTAATTCATGACCGCCGCAAACGCCTGGTAGATCAGTCCAAGAGGGCTGAAGTCGATCAGGACTTTAAGAATTCCACCGATTCCGTCACTGAACCCTGCTTTGATTTCGCGCCAGGCGCCGGTGAAGTACGCCTTCACCGCGTCCCAGTTTTTGTAGATCAGGTAGGTGCCGCCAGCGATGGCCGTGATCGCTAGGCCGATGGGGTTGAGCATCAGTGCACGGCCGACCATGAGCAGCGCTTTGCCAACAAAAGGCAATACGGTTTTACCGAGGGTCCACAGCAGTCCTATCAGACCGGGTAGTCGAACGCCTAGTTGAGCGAACATGAAACGCAAAGCCACAAACGGCAGTAGCACGCTGGCCACTGTGATGAGCAATCCGCCCAGCACCATGGCCAGCGCGGCGATGATGGCGACCGTTTTGACGAGCCCAGCGGCGAGGTTCGGGTTTTCGCTGGCCCAGCTTTTGATCTCGCGGATGATTTCGGTGACTGACTGAATCAGCCCGCGCAAAGGCCCATCCTGTTGCTCTTGCAGTTCGATGCCCAGATCCTGCCAGGCACTGCTCAAGGTCGTCAGATCGCCCTTGAGGTTGTCGGCCATCACTGTAGCCGTTTGTGCTGTTTCGCCCTGACTTTGGCGCAGACTCGCGATGAGTTTTTGCAGGTCACCCGTACCGGCCTGCTCAACCAATTGCGCCATGCCTTTGACCGCTTCCGCGCCGGCAATGGCTTTGAGTAATCCACCTTTGTCAGCAGTGCCCAGGTCTTTGGTTTTGTCGTAGATCTCTTTGAGGATGTCCGGCAGGTTTCGCAGGTTGCCATGGGCATCGGCGGTGGTGACCTTGAGTTTGGCCAAGGCTTTTTCCGCTGCCTTGGGCGGGGTGGCCAGGCGGTTCATGATGGTACTGAGCGCAGTGCCGCCCATGCTGCCCTGCAAACCGGCATCGCCCAATTTACCCGCCATCGCCGCGGCCACCTCGAGTTCGACGCCGTAGGTTTTCGCCATGGGGGCGGCGTACTTCATCGTTTCGCCGAGCATCTGTAGGTTGGTGTTGGAGCGGGTGAAGGTGCCCACCAACACGTCACCCAGTTTGCCCATCTGATCGGCACGCATGCCGAGTCCGGAGAGGATGTTGGAGGCGATGTCAGCGGTCTGTGCCAGCTCGGCGCCACCGGCCGCCGCGAGGTCGAGCATCCCCGGCATCGCGGTTTTGATGGCCGCCGGATCGAAGCCGGCCATGGCGAGAAAGCCTTGAGCATCGGCGGCCTGGCCTGCGGTGAATTGCGTTGAACCGCCCAGTTCCCGCGCTTGCTTGCGCAACGCCGCGAGCGCTTCTGAGTCTTTCTTCAGTCGGGAGATAGCCTGCGTTTTACTCATGCTGGCATCGAAGTCGATGCCCGGAGCCATCAGCTTGGTCCCCGCATACAGCGTTGCACCGCCGCCGGCTACGGCGGTGGCGCCTTTGCCAGCCATATCGCTGGCGAGGTTTCTGGATTTATCAAAGGTTGCGCGCGCCGCTGCCAAGCGTCTCTGTTGAGCGGCCAGCGCGGCCAGTCGATTGGTTTGTTCAGTGATGCTGTGGTTGGTGGCGCGGACCTGCTCGCGTAATTGACGCTCATGGTTGCCAAGGTTTTTGGTGCTGACTCCGGCGGCATGCAAACGGGTGCGCAAGCCTTGGAGCTGTTCGTTCTGTTGCTGATGCTGCTGTTTGAGTTTCTGCGCTTCACGCACAGCGGTGTGAAAGTCCTTGGTCATGGCCTTGGTGGGCGCACCAGTGGCTGCGATTTGCTGACTGAGTGCCTTCACCTTGTCGCGGGCGGCGTGCAGCGCCTGCTCGGTCTGCTGCGCCGCAGCGCGTTGCGTACGCCAGGCGCTGACATCTTTCTGTTGGGCGTTGAGTGCCTTGAGACGATCGCGGGCATCCTTGAGTGCGCGAGCGGCGCCGATGCTCTCGTTGTTGATCGCCCTCAGCGGGCGCGTGGCCTTATCGATGGCGTTTAGCAGCACTCGAAGTTTTAAATCATTCGCCATCGGCGACGCTCCGCACCCTGGCGCGCTCGCGCCATTCCATCAGTTCTTGCAGGCCCAACTGATCCATATCAGCCGGCGCCCAATGAAAGACCACGGCCAGGTCGGCCATGGCGTCCTCTACGCAACGAGGGAGGCGTCCGTCTTCACCGACTTCTGCAACAAAAAACCGGAAATCTTGCTGCCACACGCGAGCAGGTCGGCGGGGTCCATGCCCGCGGCTTCCGGCACGGTAATGCTGGGGCTGGTGAGGCGCGGCAGGATCTTGATCAGGGTGGCCACGTCCATGTTCAACAACTCCACCAACTGCACGCCCCGCAGTTCACCGGCCTGTGGTTTACGTAAGGTGAGGGTGTCGATGGTGGTCTTACCGCGTGCGATCGGCGTGTCGAGGGTGACGGTGTTGTCTTCGGTGATGGGCTGAACTTCTATGGTCTGCATGGGGTTTTCCAGATAGCGGTGGGAGGGTTAGAGGCCAATGGCGGCGCGCTGCTTTTCCAGCAGGTCGACGCCGTTGACCTTCTCGATGAAGTTGAGCAAGTCGATCTCGATGATGTCTTCGTTGTCGACGATCAGCTTGTAGTAGGAACAGGTGGTGGTGATGCTGTGTTCGGTGTCTTCGCCGGGTTCGTGGTCACCCATTTCGATGGTTTCGTGGCGGCCGCGCAGGACCACCTCCACGGCGCTGACGTCGCCGGTATCGTCCTGCTGAAACGAGCCGGCAAAACGCAGAGCGATGCCCGACGCATTGACGGCGCCGAACTGGCGCAGGGAAATAAGATCGAGGCCGCCAGTCTTCCAATCGAACTGGATGCCATCGTCGGAGAAGCCCAGGTCGGCCTTCACGGGACCATTCATGCCACCGCCGCGATAGGCTTCCATCTTGCGTCCCAGGGGTGGCAAGGTGACCGACTTCACGACGCCCACGTAGCTGTTGGCATCGTTGAACAGGTTGAGGTTTTTGAGTTTGCGCGGCATGGCCATGGCGCTGTTCTCCGGTTAGCGATTGATCTGGCTGGCGAAGTTGATGAGGTAGCGGTCGGTAATGCGCTGGCGCAGGGTGAGGTCTTCCAGCGGCGGGATCGGTGTGTAGTCGTAATCGAGCCAGAGCTTGCCGGCCTTGAGGGTGTCTTTGGTGTTGATGTCTTCGGGGTACCAGCAACTTCCGCCGATCAGGTAGCCGGCGGAAACCTTGCTGCGGAATTCGGCGTTGACGCCTTCGATCATGTCGCGCACCAGGGACGCGTGCAGCGGCTTATCCATGGCCCACATCTGCGTGCCGGCCATGGTATCGGCCAGCACCTGTGCGGTGCGGGTGTAGCTCTCGAAAGCAAACAACGGATCATCGCTGCAGGTGCGGCTGCCCCAGAAGCGCAAGCCGCCCTCATTGATCAGCGTGCTGACCTCGTTACTGTTGAGGTAGTTGGCATCGGTGGCGGGGTTTTGCAGGTCCCAGAACACATCGGCGTTGATGCCGGTGACGCCGTTGACGGCGATGTTGGAGAGGGTTTTGTGCCAACCGGTTTGCTGGTCGATCTTGGCGCGCAAGCCAAGGGCGCGAGCAACGGCTGTGGCGTTGACGGTCTTGTTGGTGGCGGTGTCCCAGCTCAGGAAGTCCGGCCAGATGACCATGACTTCACGGGCGCCGAAATTCTTGCGGTAGGCGACCGCTTCTTCCTTGGTGTTGCAGCCCCAGGCGCTGACATAACTGAACGCCCGTAGTTGCTGGGCGATGGACACGAGTGCTGTGGCGACGGGTAGAGTGTCCAAGCCAGGGACACCCAGAATGCGCGGTACCAGGCCGAGCCGCGATTTGGCGGCCAGCAGGGCTTTCATCCCGGTGTATTTGCCGGTGTCGGTGGTGGTGCCGATGAGGGCGCTGGTGGTCTCGGCTTCATCCTGACCTTCTTTGACACGGACGACGATGACGTAGGGTTTGGTCTGGTCGGCGATGGCTTGCAGGCTGGCGGCGAGGGTGCCTTTCACGCCGGCTTGGCCGATGGCGGTCTGGACGCTGGTGATCAGGACTGGGGTGTCAAACGGGAAGACTGTTGCGTCGGCATCGTCGGCGGTGCAGACCATGCCGATCACGGCGGTGGGGATGGTACGGATCGGGCGTGAGCCATCGTTGAGTTCGATGACTCGCACGCCGTGAAGATAATCGGACATGGAAGCAGCCTGTGCAGTAATTGTTGAGCCAGTGCACAGGCTGCCGCGCGCACGTCAATTCGTCGCGCAGTGAGGGTTGTAGGGGGTATGGCTACAGCATGCGGGTTTAGCGACGCTGCTGTTGGGGTTGAACAGGCCACACAATGGCGTTGGGGAAATGGGCTTGTTGCTCGATGCGATTGAGCTCCACGCTGTAGTGCATCCAGTCCACGAGGGAGGCCTGTTCCTCGGGTGTGGCGGTGCCCAGTTTCTCTGCGTATTGAAGGGGCGCAATGCGCAGTTGCGCCTCACGCTGCAGGTTATCTCGATGGTCCCGGACTTGAACGCCTTGAGTCGCGCGTTGGGCGGATTCGTCGAGTGTCCATTGCTCATTGATCCATTTGAAGTGTTCGCCGGGACATGGCTGTGTTGTCAGTCCTTCGGGCAGTTCGCCCAACTGTTGCCATGATTGTTCCATGCCGTCAGCAGTGCGGAAAACGGTTCCTCTATGGTCGAGGACCTGTTGGATTGTTCCATCGAGCAGCGCCCATGTTTTGCCTGATTCTGACGTAGCCAGAACCTTCGGGACCTGCACCGCATTGCCGGGGAGTTGCGGGCCGAACCCCGGGATGGCCGGGAAGGTAACCGGGCCAGACAGCGCGCCGGCCTCATCAATCAAATAGGTAATCATCGAGACCTCAGATCATTTTGATACGGCCGGGATAGGCAATGTTTCTTGGGCGGGTTTCTGCGTTGCCGATGCGGCTGAGGTAGGGAGGCGAATGGTGAGTAGACGATACGTAGTCTAATTTTGCGCTGCCACGGTTAATCGAATTAGGGATCAGTGAATGTTCACTACCAGTACCGTGTCCGAAGGAAGCGGAGTGGGTATGGCGTCCAAACGCATCGGGTGTCCATGAACCCGCTACTCGTCCAGCGACTTTCCAATGACCATTGCCATCCATTTCTGATGGATTTGAAGCGACCACTTCCCAATCTTTGATCGAGATGACTGTTGTACCTTGGGGAAAACCTTCACCCTCCAGTGGCATTCCAGCCTCCACAAATGAGGATTTTCTAGCATCTGAGATGACTGGGCTGCCTGCGATCACCTTACCGGTGACCTCTGATTTATCGACTCGGCGGCCTTGGTCGAGCACCCTGAAAAACTCGCCCCTGGCTTCTGGCGCACGAAACGTCGACTTGTTATCACCGGTGGTCCATCCCCCCTCCATGTACTTCTGTTTCTCCGGGTAGAGCATTCCCGATTGTTGAGCGTGATCCCATAGCCATGGCCACTCATCCCGTTTCAGTAGTTGTCCATTCAAGGCACCGTAACCTCCGGGGCTGAATACGATCGTGGTCTCAAAGACCGGGCGACCCAGCGGCGTGTTATCGAAGCGCCCAACCGGCCACCAACTCCCAGACCCATCACTGCGCAAATGCCACCAATCGCCCGCGCCCATCAGCACCAGAAAGGGGTAGCCCGCCGGATTCAAGTGAGTATGAAATTTCAGGGTGTCTTTGCCTTTTGCTTTGATGACCAGGCGATTGATGCTGTTGTCTTTGCGGTGAACAATCACATCGCGCGTGCCCACTGTGACGTCTGCCGCCGGCAGTTGGATGTTCAATGAACCAGCGCTGGCGTCGATCAGGATGATGCCCATTTCTTTGGGTTTTAACGCTCTGGATGACGACACCGTGGTGAAGACGGCACCGGCATTTATGGATCGATCCACGTAGTCGCGGGTGGCCAGCACCACGGACGGATCAATCTTGAGCTGAATGTTGGCGGTGCCGCTGGTGATGATGTGCATCCGCACCACCTGGTTGCGGCCCGCACCCTGGGCCAACAACGGTTTGTAGCTGGGCGCCAGATTCGCCACTGCGGAAAACACACCGTCCTTATCCTCAAGGGCCAGTTCCGTCATCCACCAGCCACCCACTTCGGGAGGCAGCACCACTTCGGCAATCAACACATTCGGATCGGTGGGGGAGACGCGCAGTTGATTGAGCTGCGCGCGGTGCACCTGATTGACCAGCCGTGTCTGCGACGGATCCGGCACCGGGTCGTCGCCATTGGCATCACCGATCAGCATGTAGCTCGGCTCCCAAGGAATGCCGAGGGCGTCGCAGTTGGTTTTCTTGGCGGCGCCGAGGGTGGTGAGCATGCCGCCGAAAAGGGAGTTCTTATCAACCATGAAGGTACACGTCCAGTTCGTCGAGGGTGTAAATGCTGGTGCCGCCATAGCCCTGAACGAACACATCGATGTCCGGGTTTACCCACGGATAAACATCGATTTCGTCGCCGTCATCGATGGCGATTGCGGCATAGGTGTCGACGCGGGTTTCCAACGTGATGTCGAGGCGGGTCAGGTGGCGGGTGAGGGGCTTGGCATCGTCAATGAGCCAGGTCAGCTCCTGATACATCTGATCGGTGATGCCGGATTCGGAGACGCTGATGTTCAGGGCAAACGTGGCGCGCGGGCCGAGCGGGATGGTCTGCCACCATTCCACGATTTCAATCACAAAACCCAGCGGCTCGACGACGCGGCGCAGTGAGCCGAGGGTGCCTTTGCGTGAGTGGATGTAGTACGCGGAGCGGATGGCCGAACGCTTGGCCGTTTCGGGCCATTGGCTGTCCCAGCGGTCTACGGAGAAAGCCCAGGCTAGATAGGGCAGCAACGGCACGGGACAGAGGTCAGGGTTGTAGAGCTGGCGTAGCGGGATCGGTACGCGTTGGATCTGAGCCAGGGCTTGAGCGGCTTGATGCTCCAGTGGTGTGGCGTTGCGCGGGAGCAGTGACAGATCAGTCATCATCAAACCCCAGTGACAGGTCTATGTCGGTGCAATAGGGCGCCTGGTAGGGCGTGGCGACAATGTCGTCCCAATCGTCCAGCACCACCTTGCGCACACCCTCGACGTGCAGCGAGGCGTGGAGGATAGATTCGGATATCTCCAGACCCAGCCGACGGCGTTGATGCACAAATTTCAGTAGCCGCTCTTTGGCCGCTTTCAGGATCAGCTCTGACTCTGGTCCCGATGTCAGCAGGTAGAGTTCGGCGCTGATTTCGTAGTTGATGATCTGCGCGCCTTGAACTCTCAGGCGGTCGCCTAATGGGCGGCGGTCATCGTCGCTCAGGTAGGCTTTAACCGCGGCCAGCAGATCCGCCGAGGCGCTGCCGTCGCCCAGTGCCGATTGCATGGTGATGACTGCTTCTGCGGGTTTAGGGCTCTCTGCTGTGGCGTCGGCGACGCGACCGTCGGCGGAGCGAGCGTGGAAGATGTAGCTGTTGCGCGGGCCTGCCGTGCTTAGACCTTCCCAGGCCATTTGCGCACGTTCGCGCAGGCTGTCGTCGCTTTCCATCAACTTGGGAATGGGCGGCACCGCTGAAGGATTGGCGACTTGGATCACCAACCGCCTCACGTTGTAGTTCGCGGCCAGGTTCTCCAGATCGGCGCCCGTGGCCAAGGCGAGCATGTTCGCCACCGACGCCTCATTGACCCGCTGGCGCCAGACCATTTCGCGGTAAGCGTTTTCCTCGAGCAGTTTGGTCAGTGGTTCCGATTCCATGTTCAGGCGTGCTGCGATTTCTGCCTGTTCCTCGGTTGGCCAGAGGCTGATGGCATAGGCTTTGCGCTCGACGAGGATCTGCTCGTAATCGATCTGTTCGACGACCTGCGGCGCGGGCAGCTGGCTCAGGTCAATGGCGACGAAGGTGTTCATGCGCTGCCTCCCAAACGAAGAGGAACGCTCAGGCTCAATGGCTCATTGGTATCGACGATAGTGCCCTCAAGATCCAAGATTGATTGGCCTGCCAGCGTGGCGCCGAGCAATTGCACGCGACTGAGGCTGATGCGCTGTTCCCAACGCATCAGGGCCATGACGGTGGCGGCATAGGCCTGTAACCGGATGAAGTCGTTGAATGGTTGGTCCACCAGCTCGGGCAGCAAGCTGCCGTACTCGCGGCGCATGACGCGGGTGCCAAGGCGCGTGGTCAGGATGTCGGTGACGGACTGGGTGATGTGTTCGACCCGGTCGAGGGCGGCGCCAGTTTTTCGGTTCATTGCGGCTGTCCTGTTATGCCGCCGCCAGGCATGACGCCACCGTGAGGGTGTTTGACCAGGCTGATGTTGTCTGCGACCACGTCCACTGACGCGGTGATTTTGCCGGTAATGGTTTGGTTGCCGGTTTGGGTGTAGTCGCCGTTATGGGTGATCGGGCCGACGATGTTGATGCCACCGGTACTGACCAGATTGGTGGTGCCCTTCTCGGGCAAGGTGGCGTTCAGGTGGTGGGAGATGCTGTCGTATTCGATGACGGCGCCGTCACGGTAGGTGCGGCGGTGCAGTCCTTCGCGGTCGCCGTTGGCGGGGATGTGGTCGCTAAACAGGCCGGTTAGGACAATGCCATTGCCGAGCTGGCCGGATGGGCTAAACAGGATGACTTGTTCGTTTACGGTCGGCGGGTCCCACTCGCTGTCGGGACCGGCTCGCGGCGCGATCCAAGGTAGCCAGCCAGTGGTCAGCACGCCGGTTTTGACTCGCACGCGTGGAGGCTTCATCTGGATCTCGGCGATGGTGCCGAGGCGGATGAGATTTTCGATCAGACGGGCGAGGGTGGCTATGTCGTTCATGACTTCGATGGTGGCGTCATGGGAGCTGAAGCGCACTTCCGTTGACTTGTATCGGGTTGAGGTACATTGAGGGCAGTCTAGAGATTTTTTAGCAAAGGAAAGAGCCCGGCACTGTGATTCAATGGTTGGCGGAGAAGTGCATCATCACCAACTAGTGGGTGTTCTGCCGTGTCGTAGCAAAAAAGCGTGATGAAGCATGAGTTTTTAGAAAGCAATTATCCAAACGCTGAGTTGAAGGGGGTTAAATGTGATAGGTATTTCCGCGAGTCAAATTCCGGCACCTGTGAAATGGCAAGATTTTGAAGGACTATGTTGTGATCTGTGGTCAAAAATATGGGGTGATGAAAACACTCAAAAAAATGGTCGTGGAGGTCAAAATCAGCATGGGGTGGACGTCTCGGGGAAAAATTTATTAAGTAGTGGAGGTGTGTGCGGGGTTCAATGCAAGGGAAAAGATAATTATTCTCAAAAAAAGCTGACTATTACTGAGTTGGAGTCGGAAGTTGATAATGCGAAGAGCTACTCTCCGAGTCTGAAAGTTTTCATAGTGGCTACTACCGGTCCGAAGGATGTGAAAGTAGAAACCAGAGCTAGGGAAATCACTGAGGAGCATGAAAAATTAGGATTGTTCTCAGTAGTAGTGTTTGGGTGGGCAGATATAGTTGAGAAGTTAGAAACGCATACGGATATTTTTGAAAAACATTATCCTTGGATGTTTAGGCGAGAGTTCAAGGCCGATGAGTATTTTTTTGATTTTTGGAAGCTGGAGCTTAACCCAAAAAAGATGAGCTATCACTGCAACCAGTTACCAATGGCAACGTTTAACTTGCATTTTTCTGAAATGTTCCTTCATCAGCTTAAAACATACCTTATGAAATGTGATGAGGTACTAGATGACTGCACTAATACGGGGCTTTCGGTTAACTTGCATGCGGCGGCTCTGAATTTCAATAAAGTGGCATACGATGTCCTGGCTACATGCTATCAATATGAGGAGAGCGTATGCGATATTCGCGGTGAATGGACCTATTGGGTTAGAGATTCTCATCTTGCTTATGAGCATAAAGGTAAGTTTATTGAATATAGAAAAGGTGTGCTTCGCGCGCTGTTCTACAGATTGATACAGGCAGCAAATTATATAATAAAAGTTAGAAATAAAAACTCTCGTGTCGCGCTTGAGTCATATATTGGTTTTCGTGATGATTTTGCTTATAATTCACCGATTGTGGGTGAGCTGTACCCGTCTCCCGAATACTATCCGATGTATGACGATGAAAGTGAGGGGGACTTCTATCCTGGGCTTTTCGCAGTTGATTCGTCTATAAGATTACAAATTTATCCTAAAAAGCCGCTTTTCACTTCGATACTAGCGCCGATAACAGCGGTGAATGATGCGCCAATTTGGTAGCTGTGTCTCCAGATTACGCACGGCGCTGATGCTGGCGCCTTGCGTGTGTCAATGAAAAATCTGAGGAGATGAGCGTGTACTTACAACTCAGCGGTGGTGCAAGTTATAGGTGTTTTTTTAGAATATCATTATTTGTCGAGCTTCTTCGGTCGGGGCTGGCGTGGTGGAATGTTCTTGGCGATGCTTAAGACCTTTTTACCACTGACTACAGTACGCTGTAGAAACTGCTCAAGTGCGGTAAGTAAGTTTTGAAATTCTGCTCCGTCTGGAGACCATGCGCGATGGGCCGCGGCGCTCCCAGCATTCGCGACTACTCCCAAAGTAGATGCTTCAGTTTCTCCAATAAAACCATTCTCTTGAAGTTGCTTTATTTTTTCGTCCAGTGAATGACCGGGGTCGATTTTCAACACTTCAGTAGCTCGATCAAAAGCTGTTCGCAGTCCGACTGCCGCGAGTATCAGAGAGTTAGCCTCATAGGCTGTGTAGGTCTCATCTAGAATTCTATGCAGTTGGGGGTCGATCTTTGCGATCTCCCAAATCCAGTCTGGTTTTTGATTCTGTTCAACTTCGGGGGCTGGGAACGTAGTTGTTTTTATAATTGGAACTTGTACTTGGTCCCGCTTGGCGTAATCATATTCGATCTCAAAAAGCTCACTGTCCCAGCTTTGTATGTGCAGAAATACAGTTTCGCAACCACAGCACTGCAGGAGTCTTGATTCGTCTCTTCCCCAATTATAATTCACATGATCGCCAACCTCCCAAGGGACGTTAACGAAACCGTGTACTTGACAATTCCTTTCGCCCTTGCAGCGAGGGCATAGCGCTTTGAGAATTGTTTTTTGTTCTTCCATATTGCTCTCCTAAGGCAAAACCGTATCCCGATAGCAAGCATTGCACATTATGAATGGTAATGAGAATAGAAATTCAGCGGCGTGTTAGGTGACAAAGTAGACTGTCGCGGATCAAATCTAAGTCTGTGTCTGTAAATCCAAGCAACTTTCTTTTGTCGTATCGCACCTTTGGAACTCCACATTCAGCGCGATCGCTCAGTCCGTACTGATGCACACCCGCGATCCGCGCAGCCCGGCCAATGAATCCAACGCTGATACAGTTTTCGTCGCTTTGAACCTTCAAAAATCTTGCTGTGCGCAGCTTCTGAAACATCTCAACTTTTCGCTTTATCCTCCCTTGTTTACCTCGCAGGTCGCGCTGTTTGCGCGGCGTGTATTTGCTTCCGCTTGGGTTGCGCTGAACAATGATTCGTAGTTGTTGGCTACGGCGTAATTCCTTGGCAAGGCTGTGAGTGAGTTTGTTGCGCGATGCCGGCTCAAGCTGTCCGAGAAGGCCTGCGGCCCAACTCTCCAGCGCTTCCAGTCGATTGCTCATTTCGACACGACCCATTCACTACCGGTGCCCTGGGCGCCCGGCACCCAGTTCGGATCGAGGAGAGCGGCAACTCGCTGCGGTTCACCAAGGTGGCGGGTGGTGGTGTTGCCTTCGTCATCCTTGCCCACCACCACACGTTCAGTTAGTGGCAACGTCAAACTCATGTCCACTCTGCTGCTGTCGAGAATGTCCGCTTCAAACTGGATACCATCGGTGGACTTGTTCAGGTTCTCCAGCAACTCAGACTGATGCACGCTCAGCCAACCGAGCAGGGGCAGCATGACGCTGTCGGGGTGGCCGGCGAAGTCGGTCAGGATGATCTGCAGGTCGAAGGTGTATTCGAACGACAGGGATACAGCGGCAGTGCAGCGAACCTTGCCGTTTTCGATGAACATCAGCAACCGGTCAGGGTTGTGCTTGAGTTCGGCAATGGTGCTCAGCAGGTGGGTGCGCAGGCTATCGGGTTTGTTCATGGCGGTCTTTGGGGCTGATGTCTGGATTAGCGATGGAAGGGCGGATCATGCGACCACCACCTGACCGCAGCCGCAGTTCTCATGCTGCTCGTAGGCGCGCTGGAGCTTGATGTCGTACAGGTTTCGTTGGTAGTCCGGCCCGTTGTAGAGCTTGGCGAACTCGGCCCATTGACGTGCCTTCAGTGCCTTGTACAACGCCGAGTCGGTTTCGATGAAACGCACGAAGGCATCGAACTGCTGCGATTCGTTTGCGCTCATGGCGGCGACGAAATCTTGCACGCTGGTATAGCCCAAGCGTTTCCAGTGAAAGCCCATGATCTGGAAGGCGCCCCATGACGCGGACTCCAGGGCGGCAATGTCGTTAAGCACGCGGGCGCTGCCCAGCCGTTGATGTTCGGCTGTGCCGCCGACGTAGCCGCCAGCTTTCGGGTTGACAATGGCCGGGTGAGCGACGGCGAGTTGATCGGCGCGGCGTTTGAGGTCGGCGGGGTTATCGCGTTCGTGTCGAACTGTCGAAAGCCGGCGGTACATGATGTGCCGCTCGAACAAAATCACCGGCTTGCCGATATCGAGAAAACCGCGGCCTTTTGATTCGACTTCGTTGACCGCGTAGAGGGTCGCCAGCGGCATGTCGAGTCGTTGCGCGGCGTTGACCAGGTCGGCGTTTTTCAGCAGTTGCTGGCAGTCATTCCCGGCGAGCGCTGCCTGCGTTTTGTGACCGGCGATGCCATCGGCCACCAGACCGATGCTCAACTGGTGGGCACGCACAGCCGCTTCGGTGGCGTCGCCGTAGTGGCCGTCAACGATCAGGCGGGCGCCAATATTGTTCAGGTTGGTTTGCAGGTGGCGTACCGCTTGCGAGCGGTCGCCGTGACTTAATGGGATCATCGTGAAGCTTCCTTGCGAATGAAAAATTTCCTGGCTGCTGCGCGGGTTCCTTCCACGCCGAGCAGGCCGATAATGCCACCAAAAAAAGGCGCGGTGGACGCGGAAACACCGAGCAACGGTAGGCCATGGCTGGTCGCTAGTGCCAAGGCGCCGCAGAGCGGGGCTTCGATGGCGATACGACGCCAAGTGCCGCCGCCGTACATGATTCGAAGTGCCGCAATGATCAGGGCCAAGAGGCCGGCGTACAGGGTTGGCCAGTGCTGTTCGAGCCAGGCAGCGAGCCATGCCCAGGTGTCGGGACGTTCAGGCATGCGTTTCCTTCCATGGTTCACGGTGGGTTCAAGGACACGTCGCCAATGGGTCAGTCCCACAGGTTCACCATTTGCCGTTGAGGTGCGGCGGTTTGTGTTTCGGGCATTTTCACGGCCAGGCCTTGGGGCGATGTCGGTCCGTGGTCGGCCAGTCCGGGATTGGCTTCTAGTACCGCTTCGGTCACGCCAGCAGTCCGGCCGTAATGCCGCCAGCAGAGGGCATCGACGGTATCGTTTTGCTGGGCGCGAACGGTGACGGCCATCAGATCAACTCCACGGTGGTGCGACCAAGGCCGAGGAAGTCGCGCACGGCCCAGCGTTGGTCGCGGCGCAGTTCGTCGATGCTGGGGGTGAGGTCGTCGGCGTTCTGGTTACCGCTGTTGGTACTGTCGTAAGAGCGATAGCGCTCGCAGATTTCTGCACCGGCCGCGGCGTAGATCGCCCGTTGGTACAGGTGGATGAATTGCGACACGTCTTTGACCCGATCGACAGGGACGTCGGCGAGGGTGGCGTAGCCCTCGGCCTGTTTGGTCCGGCGCCATTCGGCGAACTCGCGGTTGACGCTGATGGCGGCGGCGATGGTCGCGGTTTCCAGTCGGATACCGGTGACGCTGGAATCGATCCTTAGCGTTCCGCGCACGTCGTCCAGGTTGATCGATGGCCAGAAAGGGTCGGTGTTGATGTGGCCGCTGGGGGCCTTGCCGCCCGCGATGAATCCGCTCATTGCGCTGCACTCTGCAATAGGTCGCCGGTGGTCGGGGCTTCACGTTCAGGTACGTGGCCTGACCGATCCGCCCCGAGCCGGCGGGGTGCGTGGGGACGCTCGGTTAGCCGCTGATGGCGGCGAGTTTGTTGAGCAGGCGTTCGGCCCGCTCCAGATCTTTTTTGCCACCGCAGGCGTCGTGCAGCTCGATGGCTTTTTTCAGCAGGTCGATACCGGCCTGGACTTGACCGGGTTGGCCGGGGAGTTCTTCGGTGATGCCTTCCAGGGTGGCGCGACCCATGGCGAGGAACAGCTTGGCGCGGGCCTGATCGGGCATGTCTTCGGCGTCGGTCAGTTCGGAGGCGCGATGCAGGGTGGTCAGGTCGAACGGTTCGTTGATCTTCTGGGCACTTAATGCTGCCGTGGCGATGTCTTCGGCGACCAGGCAGCCCAGCGTGCGGGCGAAGCGATCCGGCATGACCATCTTGTGCTTCAGCACGTATTGGGCGATGTCGAGGCCGCCGCTGAAGTCGCCGGCATCGAAGCGCCAGACCATGATGGTGGTCAGCACTTCGTCTTGCGCACCGAGCCCTGCTTCCAATACGCCTTGAACATAGGGCACGTAGTCGGGCAGCAACTGGCGTTTGAGTTCGGCTTTGCCCTGATTCGACTGGATCTGTTTCAGGCGCAGGCGATCCTGCAGCAGCTGGTTCAGCTGATGTTCATAGGCGGTGGCGCCGGCCATGGTTTGGTTGGGTTCGACCGCGGCCGCCTCAATGGCGGCGGTGACCCGCAGGAAGTGATGGCGGCAGGGGTTGGTCATGGTCGTCTTCCTTATGATGCGATTTCGATGTTTTCAGCGAGGGCCGTGCATTCCAGATCCTCGATCACGTAGGCGTCGTTGACCGACTCGTAGTTTTCGATGCGGTCGCGTTTGGCGTTGTCGAGGACGGTGCGGCGACGACTGCCTTCCTGCCAGTAGATCGACAGGTTTTCCAGCTTGGTGACCAGCAGGCCGCGAGCGGGGAAGTACGGCACACGCACCGCCGGCAAGTTACCCAGGCGCTTCTGGCTGGTGACGATGTCGGCGGCTAGCATCTCGGTTGGCGCGTTGTCCTTGTTGATGATCGGGAAGTACTTGTCGGCCAGCAGCTGGCGGCCGCAGATCACCACCAGGTCCGGGTCTTCCTGATACCAAGGCGCAATGAATTCTTCGACCATGCTGAAGACCAGGGCGTCGAGGTTGGTGAAGTCCTTGCCGGTGCCGATGGCGATCTTGCCCGAGCCCTCTGCAATTTCCTTCATCACCCGCGCGGCGTTTTCGGTGCGCATCTTTTGCAGCCAGCCGATGTTGACGTCCTGGCGTAGCGGGTTGGTCGCCGGGTTCGAGGTGGCGGCGCGGCTGGTGCCGTTCCAGCCGATCAGGATGCGGTCCAGCGCCTGGCGCTTAAGGATCGCGTCACGGATGCGTGCCTGGAAGTCCGGGAATTTGGCCCAGGCATCCAGCTTGCTGTAGCGCAGGTGAGTGTCGAAGTTGGTCTGCGAGCAGAAGTAGCCGCGGTCATCGAGGGTGGTGATGTCGGTGGTTTCGCGGTCTTTCTGGGTGGTGTCGGTGGTGCCGGCGTTCGGTCCGCCGATGCCCATGCCGATCTTTTCACCCATCTGCTCGGTGACGCCGTAGATGTTGATCGCGCTGAGGAACTGACTGGATTCCTGCATGCGGGTTTCCAGCGTCTGGGTGACGCTGGGGGCGGTGGCGAATTTGGTGGTGACGTCGGGCACGCCGTGCAGCTTGGTCAACTGGCCGAGGTAGGCGTTGAAGAGGTTGCGGGTGTCGTTGCGCATGGGGTCGTCCTTGGTATCAGCAGTCGGTCATGACCTGGTTTCCGCCGCCAGTGACGGGAGGGCGTGTCTTTTGGTTGTGGTCCTGGGTGTTCGAGAGTTTGGTTTTCAGTTCGGTGAAGTCCTTGGCCAACTGGTCGAGCTGCGTTTTCAGCACTCCGGAAAATTGCCTCTCCGCGGCCAGTTGGTCGGGGAGGTCTTTAACGTGCTCGGCGATGGTTTCGACGGCTTGGCCGATCTGGGCGAACTCGCTGTCGTCCTTGACCTGTTTGCCTTTGAGTAGGGTTTGCACCTTGCTGAAGAGCTGGGCGCCGAGGCTTGGCTTTTCTTCAAACTCTTCGAAAGTCAGTTCGGCTTCTACGGCCTCGGTGAACATCGAGGTTGCGGAGTAGTGCCGGTCTTTGAAGGGGCTGACGTCGGGCTTCTGAGCTGAGAAGGCGAGTACGTCTGTGCCAAGGCTGGCGGGGGAGTCCGTCACGGCCAGACCGACGATGTAGGCCTCACCGGTGTCGGCGAAGCTGTCGTCGATTTCGATTGATGTGTAGATCTTTTGCTTGGCCTTGTTCATGGCGATCAGTTCGAGGGTAGGTTCGACCTGGGCGAACAGGGCCAGTTTTTTTTGGCCATTGATGTCGATTTCTTCGGTCTTCACCGCGAGGACGTCGCCGTAGGCCTTGAACGGGCTGTCTGGTAACAGGCTGCGGAAATGCTCCAACCAGATGCGGGCGCCGTAGGTGGACGGGTTGAAGTTCTTGGCGGCCTGTTCCAGCCAGTCGCGTTTGATGGTGCGTTTGTCCGAGGTCGCGCCTTCGACGGCGACGCGGAACCAGTTGCTGCGAAATTTTTTCATGCCGGGAATGCTCAGTGCGTTGCAATGAGGGGCATGGTCGGGTCGCGCGCGGGTGGCGGCAATGAGGCGGGATTGTAGGCGGGGAGGGCACAAGGGACGGTGCTATTGAGTCGCGGGTCTGGGCGGCAGCATCGCAGTCATGACTACGACCGCGCTCTTGCCCATCGATCCCCGCCGCCAATCCAAGTTCCTGTACTGGATGGGCTGGCGTGTGTGCGAGATCGCCGAGGCGACGGGCGAAAAGGAGAAAACGCTGCACAGTTGGAAGGCCCGAGATGAGTGGGATCGGGCGGATAACGTGGAGCGTATCGGTGGGGCGCTTGAGGCGCGGTTAGTGCAACTGATCCTCAAGGACGGCAAGAGCAGCGGCGACTTCAAAGAGATTGATTTGCTGCATCGGCAGTTGGAGCGGCAAGCACGTATTCAGCGCTTTCAGGGCGGCGGTACTGAGACCGACCTTAACCCGAACCTCGCCAAACGCAACGAAGGGCCGAAGAAGAAAAAACCGAAGAACGACATAAGCGAAGACCAGGTCGAGCTGCTTCGCGAAGCGTTCATCGATGGCTGTTATGACTACCAGAAAGATTGGTACCGGGCGGGTAATCAGCGCACCCGCGTCATTCTCAAAAGCCGGCAGATCGGCGCGACTTTCTATTTCGCTCGTGAGGCATTGCTTGACGCCCTGGAGACCGGGCGCAATCAGATATTTCTGTCTGCTTCGAAGAACCAGGCCTATCTGTTCCGGGGTTACATTCTGGCGTTTGCCCGTGAGGTGATTGGGGTTGATCTGACGGGCGATCCCATCGTCTTGCCTAACGGCGCCGAGTTATTTTTCCTCGGAACCAATGCCCGCACCGCCCAGGGTTACCACGGGAACTTCTACTTCGATGAATTCTTCTGGACGTTCAAGTTTGAGGAGCTGAACAACGTCGCCTCGGGCATGGCTATGCACAGTAAGTGGCGCAAGACCTATTTCTCGACGCCGTCCAGCATGGCCCACGAGGCATACAGCTTTTGGACCGGTGAACGCTTTAACAAGGGCCTGCCGGCCGCGCAGCATACGAAGGTGGATGTGTCCCACGGTGCGCTCCAGCAGGGGCGGTTTTGTGAGGACCAGCTGTGGCGGCACATCGTCACTATTCTGGATGCGCGGCAGGGAGGCTGCGACAAATTTAACCTTGAGGAACTGCGTCGGGAGTACAGCGCCGAGGCGTTCGCCAATTTGCTGATGTGCGAGTTTATCGACGATGGGGCGAGCATCTTTCCGCTGACGTTGTTGCAGTCGTGCATGGTCGATAGCTGGGTTGAATGGGCTGAGGACTATAAGCCGTTTGCGATGCGGCCATTTGGCGATCGACAGGTGTGGGTGGGTTATGACCCAGCGGAGACGGGCGATTGTTCGGGGCTGGTGGTGGTTGCGCCGCCTTTGGTGCCGGGTGGGAAGTTTCGCGTCCTCGAGCGGCACCAGTTTCGCGGCATGGACTTCGCTGCGCAGGCCGCGTTTATCAAGAGCGTGTGCGACCGCTATTGGGTGACCTATATCGGCATCGACGTCACTGGTCTGGGCAGCGGCGTGGCCCAGCTGGTGCGCCAGTTCTTCCCGGCCGTCACCTCCTTCAGCTATTCGCCCGAGGTCAAAACGCGCCTCGTGCTGAAGGCCTATGACGTTATCCACAAGGGGCGGCTGGAGTTCGATGCTGGCTGGACTGACATGGCGCAGTCGCTGATGGCCATCCGTAAGACAGTCACGGCCGGTGGTCGTCAGTACACCTACACGGCAGGGCGCAACGATAACACCGGTCACGCCGATCTGGCGTGGGCGCTATTTCATGCATTGCACAACGAACCGCTTGAGGGGCAGACCGCTGCCAATACTGGGCGGATGGAGATTTATTGATGATTGAACAATTGGCTGGCCAGATTCTGGTGTCCACGACCACTCCCGTCAGCACGGGGACACAAGTGTTTAGTTTTGGCGAGCCGTCGCCGGTGCTGGGTGGCAGGGAGGTGTTCGAATACCTGGAGTGTTGGTACAACGGGCGGTGGTATGAGCCACCATTGTCGCTGGATGGTTTGGCCCGGTCGGTGGGGGCGAGCGTGCATCTGCATTCGGGGTTGATGTTTAAGCGCAATTTGTTGAGCAACACGTTTATCCCGCATCCGTTGTTGTCGCGAGCGGCGTTTGAGCAGTTCGCCCTAGATTTTTTGTGTCTGGGGAATGGCTACTTGGAGGCGCAGCGTTCGGTGTTGGGCAACACTCGGCAACTGGTGCCACCCCTGGCTAAGTACATGCGTGCCGGACCAAATGGCCTGTTCTACCAGGTGAGAGATTGGAAAGATGAACATGCGTTTGAATCGGGCAGCATTTTTCATTTGCGGGAGGCTGATCTGCACCAAGAGATTTATGGGTTGCCGGAGTGGATCAGCGCTTTACAGTCAGCGTTGCTCAATGAGTCGGCTACTTTGTTCCGCCGTAAGTATTACGAGAACGGCAGTCATGCCGGCTTCATCCTGTATATGACGGATGCAGCACAGACCGAGGCTGATATCGATGCACTGCGTAAGGCGCTCAAAGACTCCAAAGGACCTGGCAATTTCCGGAATCTGTTTGTGTATTCGCCGACCGGCAAGAAGGACGGGATTCAACTGATCCCGGTAAGCGAGGTGGCGGCTAAGGATGAGTTCAATTCGATCAAAAATCAGACACGTGACGACGTGCTGGCCAGCCTGCGGATACCGCCACAATTGATGGGCATCGTGCCTCAGAACGCTGGGGGCTTCGGATCGATCAGGGAAGCAGCGCAGATTTTTTCTGCGAATGAACTAGAGCCTATTCAGGCGCGGATGACACAACTAAATAATTGGCTTGGAGAGGAAGTTATGAAATTCAAACAATATGAAGTTGCGGGGGGGCATGTGATAGAATGATAAGTAAAGGCGGGCTATTTGTTTGTCATGATTAATCTTCAGTCTTATTACGTCGGATTTTGTAGGGTTAAGGAAGAGCGTAAAAGTGTTTTGCCGCCGCTTGGATACGATTTAGGACTGGTTTGAATCCTCGAAAATTTATATTTTTTTGATCGGCTTTTACCACTTTTTGCGAAAAAGTATTCTTGCTATATACGAGATGACTAGGTGCTTTATGAACAACGCAGAATCGTTGGCCGTCGACGATTCTGTTCAGAGTTGCTCGGGTGAAGAAGTCCTCCATCATGGTATCTTCGCCAGAAACTTTTAGCGGTGTGAATACAACATATAAATTCTGGGCGACATAATAAAAATCGCGAGTCTTGTCGAAAATTTGCGTTTTGCCTACAGTGGTAGTGTATTTGTTTCCTGTCACAGCTCTTAGCGCGTTGAATATTTTCTGAGAGCCATCATCATTGTCTACAACTATAATGGTTGGATGCTGGAATGGGTGGTTTTTATATTTGCCGCAACAACTGACGTAGCGTTTAATTAATTCTCCTATATCTCCTGTACCGCCGGCTAAATCAAGTAGTCGATGGGTAAGTTCGGAATACTTAAAAAAACCAACATTAAGTACGGGCTTGCCGCTGGCATCTATTTTCGCAAATAAACTAAAGGACTTTGCCAAGCTTTTCATCGCGCATTGCAGGTAAATGTTATCTGTTTTACCTTCGCATAATATCGTTATTTTTTTGTTTCCGTAAAAGTGCTTATAGAAAATAAAATTAGCATGGACTTTTTCCATTGCGCTCAATGGGGTTTCTTCGTGGCGTATAGCGCTGTTGTCGACTATTTTTGATCTGTTAAAATTTTCAACCATGTAGATGTAGCTAAGCATGCCGCCCAGTTGGTTTATCGTTCCCGGGACTGTTGTTTTGGATTTTGGGTTTTTGTCTGATACATAAAATGAGCCGGAGTTGAATAGGCTGTGGGCCATAGCTCTCACGTTATGTCTATAAATTGCCGTAGAGTTGATTTTTCTATTTACAGTGAGTCCGGTAACGCTTTGGCGCGACTCTTGGTATTGCATTCGGGTTTTTTTGGCGTTTATTTGAAAGCCACACTTCGAAATTATCTTTGCTAGCGTCTTACCGGCCGTCCACTCATTCGGAGCAGCTGAATGTGCAATTTCTTTAGGGAACGTTTTTTTATTGGTTGAGAACGTAATGTCGTCAGCATATCTTGAGTAAGTGCAACCTAGCTTTGAGGCTAACTCAACAAGGCGTATGTCTATAAGGTGCCCAATTAAATTTGAAACTATTGGAGAGGATGGTGCGCCTTGAGGTAAAGAATCATCATGGCAGACAATTTGCGCTAAAGCTCTCGCGACCTTTGGCTGTAGTGAGAAGCTATTATTTTTTGTGAGGAATCCAAAGACTCTTCCTCTGTGAATTGATCCAAAAAAATTCTCAATATCTATATTAAAAACAAATCTCTTTTTTCGATGGTTGTCGGCGTTCGTCATTATTGAATGCCCTTTCATGAAGCCGTGAGAAAGGGATGATTTTATATTTAAGTCTGCGTTCATATTGTGAATGCAATCTTGTAGTAATTTTGAGACTTTAGCTTGTAATGCTTTAAGTTCCTCTCTAGGGGCAGCGATTGAGCGCGTGCCGCCCGAGCTTTTAGATATTGTGAAGTGTGTATATCTAGATGGGATTTTGTAGGTTATATACGAGAGCGCCTTAGGATCGTATTGTAATAGCGCTGCAAGTTCATGAATCCCGTGCGCTGACCTCAGAAGAGCTAGTTTAGACAAGTTAGTTCGTCCTGAAAATTAGTAGGACTTATAGATACTCATTAGCGTCCGCCAGACAGGTACCATGGCGTAAAGACTGCTGATAACTGTATGAGCAATCACTCACACAAAATTTGCAAATGTCACGAAACATGACAAAAAATCTATCTATAAGTCCTGAGCCAAAGGTAGCACGTGGCTATCATGCCGAGTCAAGAAAATTATTTGTAGATTCCAGTCTCTCACAGACGAAGTGTTCCATTTTTGGCATCAACGATGCTTCAACTTCTGTAACTCCTTAACTTTTAACACTTACCAGAACTCTACGTTTTTATGCACCATTTTGGCTCATTCCTGTTGGGTGCAATTCGGTCCTAGCGTAGCGCGCACCGTCATCCCCCCACCTCGCCTGCGGTCTAAATGCGTCTTTTTTTCCGCACTTCTGCAACTGGCTGAGGACCGCAAAGACAGGGCGCTGGAGAGGGCGCGTAGGGTGAAAAAAAATCCTGCGAATCCCTGCGAGGAGGCTAACGATGAGAGGTCGCCACGGTGGTGTTTGGCTGCTCTGTACTGATCGACTAAGCGAGCATGGATTTTCGGGAACGCTGTCGGGAAAAGGTAATGGAGTAAAGCGAGGGCTACGGCATCGCTGAAAGCCCCGTATTCATTGGCTTTTCTGGATTACTTCGGAAAGTGATTTTGAGTAACGAAAAAGGTAATGTGACCTTAAAATATTGATTTTTAACGGTTTTGCACAATAGTAAATTACCTTACTAAAGAGTAATTATCTTACTTCTACATTACTTAAAAATTACTTTGCTCGGAGTCTTCGAATGCCAATGAAATCAAGCTTTTAAAGCGGGATTGTGGAGCGTATTACTGATCTTACTCGTTTCCGAGGGCTTTCCCGAAAACTGGCGGGTCTCTGTATGCCTGCGTGAGCTTTATGCTCAAATGCACCAACAGACAAACAGTCACCAAAACTGTTACCAGTCTTGAGCAGCCAAGCTTCCATCCCGCTGGAAGCCTTGAAAACAGTGGCGCGGGTGAAGGGAATCGAACCCTCGTTATCAGCTTGGGAAGCTGATAACGAGCCATGTCTGATTAGGTGAATGCGGGTTGGATGTGGCGAAACTTAATTCGAAAAATCACATTCTGTTTTAAGTGGTTGTAGATTGTTTTTCGATCTCAAGCGAGTTCTGATACTGCGAAGTTTCGTTCTAAGTTTCCAAGTCCTTGTTCTTTAAGAAAACTAAGAGCACCGTCTTCAGAGGCTGGTGGAAACAATTCGCTAGGAGACGCTGGGTTTGATAGCTTGAAGCCTGGCTTGAGACGGATTTTTAAGCTTAGATATCTCGCGCAGTAATTGCGAGCGAGATTGCCCGCACCGCCAAGTAGCCCACATTTTTGTCTTGCTGGTCTGAGGGCTTCACTGTGTGACAATATAGATTCTAAGTCTAGATATGTGTGCAGGCCCTTTATTAATGGGAAAATAAATACCGTTGGCCAACTTTCTGGGTCTGAGTTGTTCCAATGATAGTTTTGATATTGCATTTTTCCTTCTTTATTATTAGTGCACCTATGGGTTGCAAACCATGTCGCAATCTCTGGATCTTTAGTGATGTCTATGTATGCAGACGGGGCTCCATACTGCTGTAAAAGCAATCCTCTTTGATAAGACGAAAGCCCTTCCTTTGTAACGGCAGCTACGCCTTTAGCGGGTACGCCGATGTGGGATTCACTATTTGATGGAGAAAGAAACTTTGCGCAATGGACCCATTCCGCTAACTCAAGAATCAGGCTTTCAAAGTTTTCAATATTGTCTAATTGCGTATCATATTTTCGATAAAGAGAAGGCGTAAAATCCGACTCTCTGATATTTGAGTAGGGGGTAACTCCAACTTTTGCCAGATCTAAACGATCCGGAGTAAGATAATCCTTATTTTGTCCGCGAAACCAGAGTTCAACCTCTGGCACTTTTTCGGCGGATTTATTTAGCTCGCTGATGAGCTCGAATAGCTCTGCCTCAGATCCTACGTGAACTTCTGGTGTCATACTTCGCTTTAATGGGTCTTTCTCGAGCGGGAGTATGTTGTCGAAAAGGAATCTTCCTGCTAAAGCTCCTGCAGAAAGCATATTGTCCGCTCGATTGCTCCAAAGTTCACGAGATAGTTTTTTTGGCATTGATTGGAGATGAGCTATCCAAATATCAATTGCGAAGCAATAATTGCGTATCCGGTTTTCTTCTTTCCAGAAAACGAATCCATAAAGAGGGTCCAGCAGATATAGCGGTTCTTGTAACTCGTTTTTTTTGAGGATTACTGAGTGAGAATTGGGCGCATAGCACGCAAGCATTTCTAGCGATAATAGCGAGAGTTTTGAATGCTCATATTTAGAGCTGAGTGTTGAATTTATTTTCAACTTGTCAAAAGTTTTTTCGAGAAATTGAAACTGCACAGGATGAGTAGGCTCAATTGTAAGGGCGGTTTTTTCGTGAGGATTAGATAGCCCCAATTTTTTGATTACATGGTTTAACTCTGAAAAGTATGAAGCTCTTGCAGCTTGGTCGCGATGGAGACCTTTGAATACCTTAAGGTTTTCAGGTTTTTGAGATCGCTGGTGAGCCAGGGAAATCTCTTTCTTCCATTCGTTCCGAATATTTTCAAGCATTATATTTTTATCGAAATATTAGTGATAGTGGTTGGCATGTTACATGCTTTGATTTTATGGTCGGAGCAGGAGCTTTGAAGTGTGTGTTGTCCGACATTGCTTAGTATATATCATCTGGGTGTTTATCGAAAGCCACTTAAATATTGAAGTGGATAACAGTTAGCAGATGCTCAAGGGCGTAATAACCGAAACCAGTTGGTTTTCCAGCTCACCCTGTTTTTTCTTTGGACATCTGCATTTATATCAAGTGGGTGTACGTTAGGATTGGTTTTTTTTGAGATGAATCCCATATATTCAAAATCATTATTTTCTATAAGATCGTTTGGTGATATGGCAGCGGATAATACAACCTCTTCTGGATAAATATTTGCAGCGCCGTACGCTTCAACCACCATTTGAGAACAATAAATAGATTTTTTTGGAGGGCCAGATCTCAAACGGCGCTTTATAAGGTAGTCCCCAATATACTCTACAATGCTTCTCGATTTTTTACCATGTTCCATAGCTCTGTATGCAGCTCGTCGGAATGGCATGCGATACGCATCTGACTTCGCATACGCATATCCATCGAAGGAACATGCTTTTGCTAGTACATCCCGTCTGCGCTTACCCGCGAGTCCGCGGTATCGAAGAACCTGCCCTAGCTCAAATGCTTTGATCAAATTACCTACGTGGATTTTGCTAATACCGTCAGGTCCCGCATCAATAGAAATGCTATTTCCAAGATAAATACCTACGTGGGAATAAGCGCCCTCAGTCGCCTCTCGGATACCTGTATGCGTTTTTCTATCTTTTTTGACTATGCCAAGGGCGTACCATACAAGCACATCACCCGGTTGTAGTTGACGGACGGAAAGGCGCCCAGGATATGGGCCTATTTTTAGTCCGGGTGTGAGAAAGGTTTTTCCTGTTAGCGGGTCATATTCGGGGATTAGAGGCATAGCAGTGACAGCTTCCTAATGTTGAGTGATGATGCTTATGGCAGCGCAGAAAATTGAATTCCAAAGTCCTATTTGTAGGGTGTTCAGTGGTAACTGATTGCTGAGTCTTTGATTGAGAGATGTCGCAGTGCCATTATATGCTCCGAGGATTGGTTGTAAGCAATAATTAACAACGAAATGGCGAGTTGGTACAAAATTGGCACGAGCTAGAGTTCACCGCACCGGATGACCTTGCACACGGTTTTTTCAGAGATTCGACCATCATCGAGCAGACTGAGCAGTTGTTACGCGGGAAGCCGACAGCTGGTTTCGATGGCACATTTCCCCTCAATGCGCATCGCTTCTTCGTTTGGACGACCTTAATGAACGCTGTCATCATCTTTGGCCAAATGACCCGAAAAGAAGGATTTTTTTATGTCCAATCAGGTACCCGACGAGCCTGCCCAGGGAACTGACACGAAAACCAGCTACAAGGGATCCCCGCACATATTCGAATTAGTGCAAAAAAACGCTCGGAAGTACCGTCGACGGATGCGTCGAGAGAAGTTCGTCGAGCGCAACCCGTTCGCCTGGTTCTTCAATGAGTTACCCGCTCAGGAAATGTATAAGGCATCGCCGGAGAATCGAAGGAGTACTCGACAGGATATGCGCTACCACAGGCTGAGACAGCGAACCAGCTGGTCCTTCTGGTCGCACCTAAAATCGTCAACGGGGCTCAAATTTGCGGCGGTGGCAGGTCTAGTTAGCGCGCTCTTCCAGGCAGCACCAGCCCTACGAGGGCAGGTGAGCGGTACAGAACCCTTTAACTGGTTGTTGGTGGCTGGGCTGTTTTACATTGTTGCTGTGATCTGGTTCGAACTGTGCTGCCCAACTTTGCTCAAACAGTCGTTGAACCAAAAGCCTCGTTATCTAGGCATAGGTGGCAGGAGGTGGTTGCAAGCTTTAGTTGAGGATGAATTACGTCGCTGGTGGAGCGTACGCAAGTGGTGGCCTGATACAGAACTGCTCGACATGAAATCTTCTCAGGACGAAAACGTCTTGGTCATCATGAGTGGCTACGGAGTGCCTGCGTTTGCCGGTTTCGGTGTCTATGCCTGTGCCCATATCGAGCAAGCACTCTACGAGTACAGCCAAGTCACGGGGGCAAGGATCTGGCGGCGAGACCGAGCCGGTACTTCACTGGAGGCATTCGGTCCAAGCTATGCTTTCGAGGGCAATAGACCGCTGATGCGTAGATTGATGCTCAGCCACCTGAGGTCCTATGACGTTGAGGTGGAAGACGAAGCGAAGGTAGGAGACTTTGTCATCGAATGGTTCAGATCTCCGGTTAGCATTGCGCACAATTTGCCTAATCACAATCAAGTGAACATGGCCTCAGAAGCTGAAGGTTTGGTCTATCTCTTCAAGGATGACCGCAGTGCGTTGGCGTTCGCAGAGATCATTGCCTTCTGGCAAGACAACATGCGACCGCTCCGGCGTTTGGTGCTGATGATGCTGTTCACCGGCAGTGCTTTGGCCTTTGCTTGGTTTGTTTTTCTACAGCTGCGTATCGTGCTTTCAGGCATTTCCTTTTGATGACTCAAGCTCAACAAAAATCGGATTGCTTGCTCCGCAATCAACGCCAGAGGGTTGACGGATAAGGGTCTCAGAAATTAGTGCTGGCTCTGAATTGTGTAGCGATTACAATCCTAAGTAATTGATTTTAAAGTAAATGAGTCCGGACTTAAAATCCCCCGCTCGTAAGGGCGTGCCGGTTCGATTCCGGCTTCGGGCACCATCTTAAATCAAGGGTTTGCGGGCGAAAGCTGATGCAAACCCTTGTTTGTTTCTGGTCCGCTATTT